CGCGTCGTGGATGCGTTCGGTCGCTACTGCGATCAGCACGGGTTGAGCAATAACACCGAAGCCGTCATGCACCTACTGGAGAGCAATGGCTATGCGTGTAATGGAAAGAACGCGGACTGAACTCGACCTGACGAAGTTCAAGAACCGATCCGCACAAGAAACCGACTGTTCGACATACATCAAAGAGTCCACGACCGTGACGGTCGATGGTCGGACTGTCATCGTTTACATCTCGTATGTCGACGACAAGGCTCTTGATGAGATGGCGAAAGTGCTGCCGGAAATCAACTACGCTACATCCACCCGCACTAATGGACTCGTAACGACGAGCAGAATCTTCGGATACGCGCCGAGAAACGAACTGCGACGACAGCCGTGTCGGGCGACCGGATTCGCGACGGATCAGCCGCGAGAACACGCTATCGTGGCTGCCGCCAGCAAAGTGATTGAGCGATACTATGTCGATTCATTTCCCGAACTGTCGCAGTATCACAGGGAACTGACGGAGAACAATGTCAAAGAGCAGTATCGTCTTGAAGGGACGATGTTTACGAGCGGCATCGTCAACCACAACAATCCGCTGCGATACCATTTCGACAGTGGTAACTTCAAGAATGTCTGTTCGGCGATGTTGGCATTCAAGCACAAGGTCTCGGGTGGGCACCTCTGTATTCCCGAACTGGATTTGATGATCGAAATCGCCGACCGATCGCTGCTGCTGTTCGACGGACAGGGTTTGATTCACGGCGTTACGCCCATCAAGAAACTCGCGCCTGACGCGCATCGTTTCACCGTGGTTTACTACAGCCTTCAGCAGATGTGGAACTGCGAGGCCATCACGGACGAGATAGCCCGAATGCGTGCGCGACGAACCGACATCGAAAGACGCAAAGCAAACAATGAACCCGCAGACACAGAATGACCGTGCACCACTCGTCATCGTCGCATACCTAGCGAAAGCCAAGTACGGGGGATGGCCGACTTTCACGCATCACCTTTGCCTCGCTTTGAGGGCCGCTGGAGTCGTGCCAATGCTTCGCGTCGTTGGAGCGAAGACAGCCGCCGACTCAATCGACTTCGGGCATGGAATGCGCGCTAGGCGCATCTCAATCAAGGAACTTTGCAATAGCGAACAGCCCGTTCTGATTGCGGCTGCGGACAAACAGCATTCGGAAGAGGCGAAACTGCTTCTCAAGAAAGGTGCGCACATCGTAGTTCACGATCCTGCCGAGAAACATCTTGAAGGAGTACCCGAGCGCAAAACGGTCGTGATTCGACGCTCAATGAAGCAGCGTCTTCCGAACGCTACTTTGATTCTGCATCCGTACGCGAGAGCCAACCCAACTCGCACGAACGAATACGGAGCAATCGCGCACTCGCGCATCGACTTCGACAAGTACACGCACACGATCTGCGAAGCCAACGATTTGAAGGCTGGCATCCGAGTGTTCGGAGCAGCGAACATGATGTATGTGCATTTCAAGATTCACCCGACATGGCCTAACTTCAAGCCGGAAGCGTTCCCAAGAACGGCACACGCGGGAGCGCACTTGTGCGCGAAAGCAGCGGCCATCGTGGACATGAGTGCAATCAAGAACGATGGCGGCGGTTCGCAGTATTCGTTCTTGGAGGCTTGGGACGCAGGCACGCCACTCATCATCAACAGCAAATGGATTGACGGGTTCCCGAACGACGAAATGCAGCATGAGCAGAACTGTTTGGCTGCGCGAGACGCAGCCGAACTGAAACGATGCGTAGATCGCGTGTTGAACGACGAGCGGACTCGGAATACGCTGGTGGAGAACGGCTACAAGTCGTTGTTGCAACATGACCCCGAAACAATCGGAAAGCAATACCGGACGCTCATCGGTGTCTGAACCGTCGACAAGCCAATCTCGCGAGTCTGAAATCATCGACCCGAAACGGGTGCGCAGCAGTCTCCGGACGCTTCAAAGAGCCGTTGAGAACGGCTGGGCTATCCCGGACAATGTGATTCAGGCAGCACCCCTGATCGTCGCTAGCATCCTGACGAATCGCAATGCGAGCGCAGCGTCGAGGCTTCGTGCCGCCGAGGTGTTGGCTGCTATGGCTCGCGACAAAGTTGCTGCTGCTATTGCGCTCGACAAGATGGAACGCTTGAATGAGGGTGCGGCTACCGAACGCTTTGAAATTAGCCCGGAGATTCGCGCTCGCGTAACCGCAATCATGGCGAAGCGACTCGGCAATGGATAGCGATACGCAGGTCATCTTCGCGATGGCCCGAGAAGACCCGGACACCTTTGCGGAACTGCTGGGGTTCTCACAGTCCAGCGTGCATAGCGATATGCAGAAGCATTTGACTCGCTTCGCCAACGCGACGGTCGGCTTGCCTCGCGGACACGGCAAATCTGTGCAGTGCGCCATCCGACAGGCTTGGGAGATCGGTCAGAATCCACGCATCCGAATCAAGCATGTGGGACAGACGGTTACAAAGGCACAGGAACAGATTCGCATGGTCGTGCAGATCATGCGCAGCGACATCTTTCGCATGGTGTTTCCTGAAATCCAAATCGTCAAGCCGAAACCGGAGGATGAGGGCAGTAACGAAATCGTTGTGCGGCATGAAGCGATGCACAAAGACGCAACCATGCAGGCCGTCAACATCTTCGGTCGCGCAGGCGGTCGTTGCGATCTTCTTTGCGGGGACGATGTCTGCGATCTGCGAAACAGCGTTCTCGTCCCGGCAGAACGGCAGAAAGTGAAGGAAGCGTGGAAGAACAACTGGTTGCCGATGCGCGACTTCAGCGCAGGCACGCCAAGAACATGGAAGTTGTTCACCCCGTACCATGTCGATGACCTAACAACAGAATGGCGAAAGCAGGCCGCTGAAGATGGCAGTCTGTACTGGCGACCCTGCAAAGGATTCGATTCTCCGTGGCCCGAGGTGTTTACTCCCGAAGTATTGCAGGCGCAGCGGGTTGAAATGGGGCCACTCGGTTATGCGCGAGCGTACGAACTCGTTGCTATTTCACAAGACTCGCTGATCTTCCGCGAAGAATGGCTGCAGAACTCGTATTACATGAACGATCCGCCGCAGGCAGAAGCGTCATCCGGCACTGTCGTGGCTGCTATCGACTGGGCATTCACGGAGAAGCGTGGAGACAGCGGCGACTATTCGGTTTGCGTGGTTGGTTTGCTTGATCCGAATGGCAAATGCTGGCTGCTGGAAATGCTGCGCGTTCAGGCTACTTTCCCCAATTTCATGCGATCCGCTGTCGATCTTTGCCAGCGGCTAGGAGCCAGCATGATCATTGCGGAAGGCAATGGCCCACAGGCGGGACTCTGCCAGCAACTCGCTCAGTCCACCACAATCCCCGTCCGACGAGTGGCTCGTACGAAGGACAAAGTCACGCGAGCGAGCGAGGCGCAACCGATGGTTGAATCGGGCAAACTCAAACTTCGTTGTCGATCTGATGGCAGGCTCGACCCTGTTATGGAGCCAATCCGTGACGAAATGCTCGCTTTCCCTCTGTCGGATCATGATGACACGGTAGATGCTGTGGTCGATCTATTGGAATACGCAAGGAATCGGCTATACATTCACAAGCCGGGAACGATCAGCACCATCAAAGACACCCGTCCTGAACTCTGGAGACTGTACGGCAAATGAGCGACAAGAACGAAGAAGCATCGCAGGCTAGCATGGCGAACGATACGGCTCCGCACCCGGCGTTCCAAAGCCTTGTAACTCCGGTGGAGATGCAGCGTTCGTTCTATACGAGCGTCAACAAGATTCTGCGGCAGGGTTCGGTTGCTGTCCGAAACGAGCGTGCGCTTCAGCGGCAGATGCGATTCGACCCCGATGTTATGGGGCCGCTGCTGTCGTTGCAGTTGTCGGTGGCGTGCGCAGATTGGGCCGTCGCACCGCAGGCCGATTACGCGCAGGATGCAGAAGCAGTTGAGCAGGCTGCGACGATGGAGAAACTGCTCAAGAACACGCCACGCTTCACTGATCTGCTTCGGCACCTGATGGATGCGCTTTGGTATGGCCGTTCGGCTGTGAACATGGTTTACGGTCGCAACGGAGACACGATCTTCATTCGTGACTGGCTGCCGATTCACGGTGATTCGATCGTCGTTACCGAATACGGTTCGATTGGCCTCAAGGTTGGCCCACGCTACTACGCCAGCCAAGAGTCGAGCAACGAACCGAACGGAACGAAGATCGGCGACACGATTATCGGTTGGGACAGCCGCGTGCTGCCCATCGACCAGTTGCAGCGGCAGACGATTGCACTGCACACCTATCAGGCGCAGGGTGTCGATTTCGATGATCCGTACGAGGCAGAGAACGCTTACCTCGGTCGCGGAATGCGCGATCTGATTTGGTACTACTGGAAGATGAAGCAGCGAGTGCTTCAGAATTGGGATGCCTATTGCGAGCGTTACGGCATGGGCTTCCGCATCGGAACTTATCCCCTTGGCAATATGCAAGCCAAGAGCGAGATGGATGCCATCCTCGCGCAGTTGATGGGCGATGTGTCGGTGACGATTCCGAAAGACCCAAACACCGCCGAGCAGCCGTTCGACATCAAGTTGCTTGAGCCTGCATCCAGCAATGCAGAGACTTTCGCCAAGATGGTCGAGTATCTCTGCGGCAACATCAAGGAAATTATTCTTGGTCAGACGGGTACGAGCGAAGCAATCAGCACCGGATTGGGCAGCAGCGTGGCGGATCAGCACGCGCAGACTCTCAATCGACAGGTGACTTATGTGGCAGGCTCACTTGCGGAAACCGTCACGCGAGAGATCGTTGAGCCGCTGTACCGAATGAACTTCGGCGATGAAGGTGTGCCGCCGCAGTTCACATTCGCCATCAGCAAGCCGAATCCCGACGAGTACATGAAAGCCATCGAACTGTTTACGAAACTTGGTGGCCGCGTTAGCGAACGCGAGGCTCGCAAGGTGTTCGGATTGGCAGAGCCGGAAGATGACGAGGCAGTGCTTCAGGCTCCCGCCGAGCCGGGCATGGCTCCGATGGACATTCGCCCGATGGGTGACGAGCCGGAGGAAACCGATCCGACCGAGCGCGTCAGCATCAGCGAAACGGATGCCGCAAACAAAGTCAAGCAGTTGGACAAGGCTGAAGGCAAGACTGAAGAATGACCAAAGACTTCCTGCGGCTCTACAACTTGGGGCTGCGGGAAGCGAACTATTGGTACGCGAGGGCGGTAGCCAACCAGATTCGTGGCAATACGGAAGCCGCCGAGAAGGCTTGGGCTGGCTTTGAGGATGCCGTGGCCGATGTCATGACCCTGTCCTACCTGACGGGAGTGGCGGAAACCTATACGGTGGCGAAACAGGGTGGAATGCCACAGGAGCCACAGGAGTTCCCCGTGGAACGCCCGGAGACATTTGCGCGCCCGTCGCCAGCCTTCAAGCCCGGACAGTTCTGGAAGTACATCCGTACCTTCAGGAACCGAATACCGATGGGATGGAAAGAGGTCGAAGCACGCCGAAAGCAGGCTCGCAGGCTGGCCGAGAAGATTCGCAAGGCAGAGAACGCCGAAGCCGTCAAGAAACTCAAGCAGCGTTTAGAGGCTTTGAGGATGCTTACGGAGAACACCTTCGTGATGAAGGGTGCGACCCAGCAGCAGGCCAAACGAATCAAGCAACTGATCGCCGAAAGCATTGAGAATCGCCACATTGCCAAGGGTCTCAAGACTGGCGGAATGTCGAAGTTCATCCGCAGGGCACAGATCGAAGGCATCATCAACGCCACCCATGCACGGCTGGAAGTCGTTTACCGCACCAACATCTCGTCTGCCTACAACGAAGCGGCTTACGAGGTGGCGAAACGACCTGAAACGAAGACATGGGCACCCCTGCTGCGTTTGTTTGAGGTTCACGACAGGCGCACCCGTGGCGCACCCGGCGGCGAATACGCTACGAAAGGCAAGTCATCGAATCCCGGATTCCATTGGCAAATGGACGGGTACATTGAGACTCCCGAGCGCATGAAGGCTCAAAATCTCATTCCGCCCAACGGATTCAACTGCCGAGGTTCGATCAGAGCCGTTTCGCGTTACGAAGCGATGCAACTAAAGATCGCCGACAAGGACGGAAATGTAGACCGAAAGGCACTTGATCGGTACAACTTACAGCGTCAGAAACTGATTGACAAAGGTCTCTACCCCGATCCCGGATTCAAACGATGAACACTGAAGACAAGTTCTACGCCAGCAAGCACGGCCAGCCCGAGAAGTTTGCAGGAGCGCGACTCGCGGGACATCCGCAGAAAAACAAGATTCTGAAGGTGCTTCACGACTTTGCGTGTGACACTGATGCGAAGGGCATCATCGCATATTCACAAGCGGATGTTTCAAAGATCAAAGATGCCCTGAAAAAGAACGGCATTTCGCCAATGGTGGATGTTGCGGTGGCGGACGATTATCAAAGCGGAACGCATTATTCCCGCCCCGGAGTAAAGGCAAAGTTTCAAAATGTGTTTCTTGGTGGAGTTGAAAGCAATTTGCGAATGATTGAGTTGTACATCAAGCAGATGCGACAAGCACTTTCTCGGAATGACGCAGCAGAAGCGAAAGAGATTGGTCTTGCACTTCAACAGAAAGCAACCTTGACACTGACACATCTCAAGGCATTTATGCCTCATGCGAGTAAGAATCTCTCCGGCAAGACCGAGAAGTTTGGTCTTGAGGATGCTTGTTGGGAGGGTTACGAGGCCGTTGGAACCAAGCAGCAGGATGGCCGAACCGTGCCGAACTGCGTGCCGATGAGCAAGGAAACGCACGCTGCTGATGATCGTTCCGCTGACTTCCTTCGCAAGATGGCGGTTGGAATCACACCGAGCAACATCCGGCAGATGCAGATCGTGGTGTCGCAGGCTCTTGCCTACGGGCAGGGCAAGCGAGACACTATGCTGATTGAAGAAGCCAAGGCTGCGCAGTCCGAGATCAATGAACTCAAGAAGGCCGGACATTGAGATGAGCCGAAAGGCAGAGGACAAGTTCTACTTCGGCGGCGAGTCAGTTCAGAAGGCTGGCCGTAGTCGCATTCTTGGCAATCTGCTGGATAAGAACATTCTGCCGAATGGCGGTTGGCGTGCGCTGTGCGATCACGACGATCTGCTGATCGTGTCGTTTGAAGACCCGGACATTGCGGAGTTCGTGTCGAAGAAACTGAAGAAGGCAAGCATCGACCACGACGGGCCAACTGCGGCCGTAGGCGGTCATTTCCACTTGGAGGTCAGAGATGAATCAGAAGAAGATTGAGAACAAGTTCTACGCTGCGGCTCCGGGCAAGAAGACCACGATGGCTCGCAATTCCGAATTTGACACGGACGAGGTGAAGAACCTTGTCCACAAGGAATCTCGCGATGCCGAATGGGGCATTGACCGAGAGTCCAAGGGTCGGGGTTTGTACACCTACAGTGCCTATCACGCATATATTGGCGAGCCTGTTTTCACCAAGCGATTCAACACTCGCGGCGAAGCGGAGAAGTGGCTTGAGAAGCAGAACGCGGCTAGTCATCCGAACAAGCGGAAATCTGCTCGTCCCGGCGCGAAGGAAATGTTCGGTTCTGCGGATAAGGTGGACAACCTTATGGCGACTGCATACAGAGCCTTGAGGGATGGCGACAAGGCTGCGGCGCGCAAGTTGATTGCAAGAGCAGAAGCATTGATTCAGTCTGATTCGTCCGTTCCGGATTACATCGTGAATGAACTGAATGATCTCAAAAAGTCATTGCGTTTCTCCCGCCGTGGCACGAAGTCAAAGTTCGCCAATGAATGGAATACCTACGATGATCGCGAAGCGGACCGTTTGATTAAGCGCATGCAAGAACTGGAGCAGAAGTGCAGCAAGAAGCGGTCGGAAATCTTTGATGTTGAAACGAAGATGATTCCTCGCATTATTGCTGCAACCACTGCCGCCAAGAAAAACAAAGATGTGGCAATGCTCGCATCTGCGATGCATATGTCTCACCAAGCCGACGATGTTCGATACTCATTCTCCCGCCCCGGCGCGAAGGCGAAGTTTGCGTGGCAACCGGAGATCAGTGGCAGGATTCGCAAGGTGAATGCGTCGATTGATCAGGCTGTTCAGCGATTGCGAGATGCGACTAAGACTGGACGATGGAATTTGGCTGCGGGGATTTGTCGCAATCTCGGTTCTATGTACAGCGGCATGGGAGGCGGACTTGCTGGTATGTATGACGAACTGCAAATCGCTTCCGACAAGGAATGGCGGAGCAAGTAAAAATGCCAGCATCCCACTCCGTAGAGAAGACCGCCGAAGGCAAGGTGCGAATCCGCGACCTTGAACTGTTCATGGGATTCGACCCGTCGATTGATTCCGACGAGGACGAAACCATGCAGCAGTACGACAATCGCAAGGTGGCTTCCATCGCCAAGCGAACCAACCAGTTCATCGCCCGAGGCTCTCGGCCCAAGTTGGTGATTGAGCATGAGAAGGAAGGCAAGGAAGCCGTTCCCGCTGCCGTTGGCGACATTACCACCGTGCGCTACGAAGACCGCAACGGTGTCGGCTACATCGTCGGCGATGTCGAAATGTCGCAGCCGATGTTCGACAAGTTGCTGGGAAACAATGCTTTCCCGCGACGTTCGGCAGAGATTTGGAAGGACGATCACCTCTCGGAAGTCGCGTTGCTTGGACGCGACACTCCCCGACGGCCACTTCCCGATACCAAGTTTGGGAAGAACGGAAACAAGGTAGTATTTGAGCGACCGATGGGATCGTTGCGTGTAAGTCTTGACAACAAGGTTCAGAACGCGGAAACTGGCGTAGGTGGTGGCTCAAACACCTTCGTCCCGACCGCAGGAACACAGAGGAATCCAATGGCACGAAAGCAGATGAAGAAGCAGATGGAAGCAGAGGACGAGAAGAAGCAGAACGAGGCTCTTTGCGCTGCTCCCGATGAGGCGGAGGAAATGGCTGGCCCTGAAATGACCATGGAGGCCGAGGGTTCGGGCCTTGAGGACATGATGGATGCCTCTGCCGTTGCAATGGCGAGTGATTCGGATATCGAAGAGGACGAAATGTCCTCCGATGACGATGAGATGTTTGAGGAAGAAGACGAAGATGAGATGGATGCGGAAGCCGCTGCTGGTGGCAAGAAACCGTTCAAGTCTGCCTATTCGAAGGGAAGCAAGATGAACAAGGAACTGTTTGCTCGCGTTCGCGAACTGGAAGCACAGAATGCTCGCTATGAGCGTCAACTTCGTCTTGAGCGTTTCGCTCGCGAGGTCGATGGCATGATTCGCGAAGGCTATCGCTGCGGCAAGTTCCGCAATTCGATGGTCGAGGAACTGGCTGATGCCAAGAACCCCGTCGCCAAGATGTCGTTCTGGAAGGCGACCATGAGCCGCGATCCGATCGGCGTGCCCACTATCGCGCAGTTCACCATGACTGACGATGGCGATGGCATGAGTGAGCGTGAGGCCTATGAGCGTGCCATGCGCGAGGCTGGCAACGATTCGGGCAAGTATCGTCAACTGTTCGCAAAGTACACGGGCAAGAAGGCCTAACGAAAGGAACACCCAATGGGTTCTTACTCTGATACCCCTCAACTGATCGCTGGCGGCACGATTGCACCTTACCGTTTCGTGAAGGTGAGCAAGGCGGCTAACGTTACTAACGACAATCGTGGCCTTCAGGCTGCGGAAGACAGCACCACGATTCTTGGCGTTGCCGATGCCAGCACGCTGCAGTTTGATTCGGCTAACCATGCCACTAGCGGTTTGCCCATCTCCCTTCAGGGCGGTGCGGTGGTGCTCGTGCAGGTCGGCACTGCGGTGACGCACGGCGATCTACTGGAGTCTGATGCAAACGGCAAGTGTCAGGGTGCAACCACCACGGCTGGCACCACCCGATATCACGGCTATGTCGCTCTTCAGAGCGGTGCGGCCGATGAAATCATTCAGGCGATGCGCATCGGTGGCTTCATCAAGTATTGATCCAACTGACCAAACAGAAAGGGCAATGACAAATGGCTGAATACGGAATTGGCGGTGGATCGAATATCTTTGTCCCCACCTTCTCGGCGGCGACTGGCGCGATTCAGATTGAATTTACGCGCAGTCCCAACTCGTTTGCGATCACGCAGTATGCGCAGATCGTTCCCATCACGCAGTCCAAGGGTTACTACCTGAAGATTGATGAGGAGGAAACGGCTCGCATCGTGAATACGCATGACTTCCAGTGGCCTCTTGGTGAGGATCGTCCGACTGGCGTGCAGAGCGACTTTGAGTTCGTTTCGTACGCCACGCAGCGATATCAGACCTCGTTCGGTATTCCGACCGAGAACATCAAGCAGGCGCAGTGGGACATCGTGGCTTCGCACGCCCGCATTCACGCGCAGCGCATGATGACTCTGCGTTCGTACCGTGCTGCTACGGCTCTGACCACCAGCAGCAACTGGACGACCAGCGTGAACTACTTCAGTTCGGCAACGAATCTCGGTGCTGGCAACTACGCCACTAGTGGCAATGTTCAGAAGATCATTCGTGTCGCTTGCGAGAAGATCATTCAAAACACCGTCGGCGTGGTGCGTCCGAAGGACATCATGATGATCATCAATCCGACCACGGCACGCCTGCTGGCTGCTACGGCGGATGTGACTGATTATGTGAAGAACTACCCGGCTGCGCTTGAGTACCTGCGTGGTTCGACCGCGTTCTCGCTGTACGGTCTGCCGCAGGACCTCTACGGTCTCGGTGGCGTTGTGGTTGATGACAC